GTTCCTGAAGCCCCGAAGGGCCAGCAAAGCGCTGGCCGGTGTACTCTTGAAACGGCAGATCGGCAAGACCCTCGGCCCTGCCCAGCATGTTGTAAATGTACTGGGCAAAGTTCGGGGAAAGGGTGGACTGCGTGGGGTCGAGTTCGGTGGTATTTGCGTCAGCCATCATGCCCTCCGCTGGAGTTTGTGCATCAGCGCGTACATGGCTTCAGGGCCTCCTGCTTGCTGAACTGCGCGGCGGGGGACGTACGCTTCACCGTTGGACACCTTGGCGGGAGTGACGCCGCTACGGCCCTGGATGCTGGCCGGGATACTGTCGCTCGTACCAGTGCCGGGGCCTCTGATCATTCTAGCGTGCGGCACCAGCGAAGCCAAGCCTTGTGGGCCACCCGCGCCATCCACTGCCCGTTTGGTCAGCACGAAGCCGCCATCTTCCATCTTCACGTGTCCGCCTTGGGCGTAGGCTTGCATCAGCCCGCCTTGAGCGGCGAACCGGGTAACTGGACCGGGCGCACCAGGGGTAGCACTTGGTGTGAGGGTTCTTGTCACCGGCTTGGGCCCTGCGTAGGCCATAGGTGTTCCGCCGCCTGTCCGCCGTTGTCTATCTAATACCGACAGTAGCGCCGCAATACCCGCAAGCCCCGTGCGAGAAGTAAGCGCGTTTCCAATGCTAGGCCCATAGTTTTTTAACAGGTCGGCACCAAACCTGCCGATGCCGGGAATACTGCGTATCGCGCCAATAAACCTGTCAAAATTTCCAGGATCGGTGTCGTTCGCAACACCCATAGCGGATAGTGTATCTCCGCCCCAACCACTAAGCGCGCCATACGGATCGGTTTCGTACTGTTTCATAAAGTCAAACAGTACACCGCTATCAATATCGTCATCGCCAATCATATCAACCTCTCAGAATTCTCAGCAGGTCTTCCTGCGAAGTTTCGTCTAGTATCGACCCAAAAGGGCTGCGCGCAGCGATCTGCGCAACTTGATAAGGGTCCGCCCGACGCTCTTCTCCGCCAAGCAACGCAAGCAGGGCCAGCCAATCCATATTGGATGATGCGGGGGCAGGAGCAGGAGCAGGAGCAGGAGCAGGGGCCGGGGCCGGGGCAGGAGCGGGCGCTGGTGCAGGCCTGGGCGGCGGAGTTACTACGGGCGGAGGGCCAATGATAACCTCTGGGTCTGGCGGAGGTCCAACATCAATCGGCGTATTTATGATGTCCTCAACGCTTAACACCGGCTCAATGGCTGTTGGCGTAACGCGAGGCGCGGTTACTACAACCTTTTGCGCTTCGTCCGGCGACGGGCCTTCGCGCACAACCGGCGTAGCATAAATAGGCGTATCGCCCTCTGGCGGAGGTGTAATGCGAGGCGCGGTTACATCAACTCGCTGAATTGGCGCAGCTTGAGGAACAAACGTATCTTCAACAAAACGACCTATGTCTCCACCAGATGAAACAATTTGCTCACTGTCGGTAACATAGTAATCTGGCTCTAAAGATTTGCCAACAACTTCAATTTGTTGGGCCGTTTGCGCCGGGGCCGTGTAGTCATAAACCTCCTCCAGATAAGGGCGGACATCCCACTCGCCGCCCACAAACTCACCTCTGTTGCCAGCGGTATCCGTGATTACCGGCCCCTCGCGGGTCTGCGCGACCGCAAAATCCGGCTCGAAATTGGCCGTCAAGCCCTCCAAAGGAGTGGCCGCAGCAATCGCGGAGGCGTCCCATGCGGGCACGCCTGAGGCTACATTTTCTCCAAGAAATATCGGCGTTTGTTCCTTAGTGGGCGGCAGATCAAAACCGCTGAGAATGTCTGCGTTATCTGCGTCTTCCGAGGTTCCGCCCCCACCCGTCGCGGTGTTTTTTGGAGTACCAACCTGACCCAGCGCAAAAATTTCTCCGAGTGCAGCATTAACTAACGGCTTTGTTATATCGACATCTCTGCCGCGAAGAAGATCGGCTGCTGCGCCGCCAACAACAGATCGAAGTGTTCTAACTACGGGATCAGGAAGACTATCCGTAGGATCAAGCGTATTCAGTATTTCAGACGTAATATCTCGCGCTAAAACACTTGTTGCGCCACCCAAACCTCCGGCAACAATTGCGTCTCCAATATCTCCAATATCCCCGCCACGAACGGCTGCGCCCAGGGCAGAAGTGCCTGCGCCAGATACGGCTCTGGAGGCTATGTCTCCAAGCGTCCCGCCGCCCACGGCTTCGCCCACAGCTTTGGCTGCGCCGCCAATGTAGGGTGTTGCGAGGGAGCCGATTCCTGCCCCAAGCGCGGCCCTCTCATTGCCGCCGCTCGTGATGTAAGCCGTAGCACCCTTGGCAAGGGCAGAGGGCACACCTGCACCAGCAAGACCGGCTGCGGCGACGTTGCCTGCGGCAGCAGACAGGATGCCCGTCACCGCGTTCCATAATGGATCGTTTTCATCGCGCCTAAATACAGCCTCCCCCGCAGCCTTGCCGGTGGGGTCAAACGCGCTGAACCACGTGCCGCCCTGACCGCGACGAGCGCCGAGCCTGTATCCACCCTGCTGGAGAAACTGCTGCGCTTCTGGCGTCAGGTATTGCTGCGGCGTCGCATATTCCCCCGATCCCTCAATCCGTTCGCCTATTGCCTGACCCTGGAAGCCAAGCGAGCGAAGAATGTCTTCATCGTTGACGCCAAAGTCATAAGACTTGGTTTCTTGTTGTATCAGTTCTTCGCTACCGGGCGTGCTAGATGTTTCAACGTACGAGGTGTCCCAGCCAGCGGGTAAAGCAAAAGCGGGAGCGGGAGCGGGAGCGGGAGCGGCGGCAACCGGCGCAGGAGCAGCAACAGGGGCCACAGGCGCAGGAGCGACGGGAATGAAAGGCTCAACATCCTGCCCCAGCAGATAGCCAAGATCGAAGTCCTGCCGACCTTCTTCGTCATACTGGAGAAACGGATTGACGAAATCGTTCATGTGAGATCCCAGAACGACATGGAGCCGATGGCAGTCTGCGTGCCGGTGAGCGCCCGGACGGCGATGGTGTAAATGTCACTCACACCCCCGATGGTAGCGCCAAGTTGCAGTTCCCAGTTGTAATCTTGGCCGTTTCCGATGAGGCCGCTGGACAGGTTTGAGGCCAGGACGTACTGCGAAAACACAATCGTGCCGCCCGTGTAGCTCGTGGCCGACAGGTCTCGCTCAACATTGTTGGAATCCGTAGCACCCCAGGAGGCTCCTGTCAGGGTCGGGTTCTTGACTGCCACAACCTCAAACGTCACGGACGATGCTGAAGTCGGAAGCACCGAATACCCGTCTGGAACAATGACCGCGCCGGTCCTGCCTGAAGCCAGCCGGATCGACATCAGGGGAACAAAGGCACTGCCAATGTTCGTGTTGGCGGTCGTCATCCTGACCACGGTCGGGACTACTTTCTTCTCGTAGCCACCTTCAGAAATCACCGTGGAGCAGATTTGTTTGAGCGTTGCCGAAGCCGTAGTCGCCCCGGTGTTCGTGATCTCGTACCGGACCGGCAAGATCGCCGTGGTCATGTAAACGGCAGTCAGGCTGTTGGCATTCTGGAACGTATGGCAGATGATGGTTTGCCCGTTGATGACAAATCCGGCGCGGACGGAGCCCACACCTAGCCACTCAAAGTCTTCCCAGAAAATCTGGGTCTTCGTCAGGTCTAGGGTAAACCCGGAGTCTCCGGTGCCGTCGAGCTTGTCTCCGTTCCAATCCGCCTGCGCCACCCGGGTATCCACGGCAGCACCCGTCACGTACGTACGTCTGACGATGTAAACCGTCGTGCCGTCCCGCTCCAAGAACACACCGTTCTCGGTGTTGAAGTACCCAATCCGGATACGCTGTCCGTCTTGCGCCGTAGGCATGGCGAAGGTGTTTAGCACCAAGAGGCTCTTACCCGGCTGGTACGGGAAAGACCTAAGCGTTTGACGCACCACGCTGGACCCGCTGCTGGTGGTCACGTTAAGGTTGATCGTGCTCTCGTTGGCTGTGTACGTGACTGTTCCGCCCGTGGCGGTTGTCTCGCTAAACAGATCGTTCTTCTCGTAGCGGTTCTGAGAATCAAACAGGGTGTACGGAGAACTGAAGCGGGCGCGGCCAAACGCATCCAGCGCAGTGCCGTAGAACTGGACGTTTACAGGTTGTGCTGCCACGATTTCTCCAAGCAAGCTGTCCAGTTGGTTGAAATAAAGCCGCAGGACGTTGACTAGGTTGTCAAGATAGTTCTGCGTGTACGTTTCCGGGGGCCTGGGAAGCGCAGGGGCGCGAAAGCGCTTGACGATGTTGACCCAGATACTCATTTGCGGCCATCGGGTCTAACGTCGAGGCGGGGGCTACCAAGCTGCCATGTAGTCCCGATCTGGTTGGCTTCGATCTTGATGGACATCTGCCGTCCACGCACCCGCGTATTGATCTGCCCCGTGAACTGGTCGATCTCGTAGGTCTTGCCACCAATTGTCTGGCTTGTGCCCGTTTGCACAACCGAGCCATCCGCGCTTCCCCCAACCGACAGCGGGTTGTTGTATCCAGAGCCGGAGTTTTGCAGCGGCAGCAGCGTCATGGTGACAGCAGGAGCGCCCGCCGTCGAGCCACGGAACGTAACGTCAGGCAGCACCCGCCAGATAAACGAGAAGTTGTGCCCGTCATCAATGTCGAACTGCGAAGACATGATGTAGGAGTTGATCGGGGCGGGCGTTGCGGTTTCTTCGTCGTCTACCCCGTCTTCGTGGTTGACGAGGTTGTTGCTGTAGGTGGCCGCGACCGGGAAGTCTCGCAGGCCGGAATCAACCCAAGCCGTGCGAGCCAGAGAGCCGTAGTACCAAGCGCCCTCACCGCCGTTTTCGGCGTAGTTAAAAACCACGTACCTGTTTATCGTGCTGGAGTCGGCGGAACAGTAGAACCACCAGACCTCGTTGAAACCCTCGTTGGTCGCGGCAAAAATCTGATCTGCCTGCGCCATGTTGATGTCGCTGTAGATGAACTTGCGCAGATCGCAGCGCAGCGTAGAGCTACGCCCGTCGTACTTGTAGAACTTGTCTATGCCCATCCAGTACACCACGCCTGCGGCGATTGCCGTTGCGTTTTGACTGATGATGGAGATGTTGTCCGTCAGCAGTTGTGAGCCCCAGACAATGGGCGGGCCCAGGTACTGAAGTGAATACAGCGTGGAGTCCGTCCACACCAGAATCTCCTGGCGCGACTGAAGAGATGAAATGATCTTGGAGCCGTGCGACAGGCGCACAGAGCCCGCTTGGTTGGTGGCTGCGGGCGTCCACATCACCGCGTTTTCCTGATCCGACCACCGGATCAGCATGGGGTCTTGCGTCGTGGAGCCGTAGTCGTTTACACCAAAGGCAATGACGAACCGGCTCGTGTCCGAGATGATGAACGTGTTTTGCACCGTAGGAACGTCCGACGCACCGGCCAGTTGCGTGAGCGGGATGCCCCTTGGGATGATGGACTGGATGCCAGACTGCGAGCCAGAGGTGTTGATCGCAGAGCCTGTGGCCGTAGACGCCACGTTAAACGTGGTGCCCGTGGAGTTGATTGCGTAGTACGTCTGCCCTGGGATGAGCCCGGTAGGCAGAGCGCCGGTCGTGTTGAATTGAATCGCCGTGCCGTTTGGCACATTGACCGTAGCCGTGACCACCGCAGGAGATGCGATGGAGATGGAGACCGTCTGGTTCAGCACCCCGATGTTGCTGTTCCAGTAATACATGGGCCCGCCACGCGGGCCGAAGATCAGATCCTGGCCGTAGTTGCTCTGCGTCCACAGGCGGATGGAAACGTCAGAAGTCGTCCCGATGCCCCAGGTACCCGTGCCCCAGCCGCCACCACCCCAGCCCGAAAGCGCCACGGAGGTGGACGTACCCACGTTGATCTCGTACAGCGCGTAAACCGCAGACCCGCCGCCAGTTGTGGTTGACCCGGCGTTTGTCCCGGCATCAATGGTGTACGTCGTACCTGTAGCGTACGTGATCTGGTACGTGCCGTTTAGGTTCAAGCCGCCAACCGTCGTGGCGTTGCTAAACGTAACGAAGTCGTTGTTGACGAACCCGCCGCTTGCATCCGTCACTGTAACGATGGATGAGCCGCTTTGCGTGGCAAACGGGTTGTTGAGCGTGTTGACTACGCGGTACGGCGTAATGTCGTTGTAAACGCCGCCGCTTTCGATGTAGAACTTCAGGTGCGTGCCCACACCCATCAGGTTCAAACCACCGAGCGTGACCCAGTTCCACAACGAGCGGCAAACGCCCAAGAACGTGCTGGCAGAGATGCGCTTCCAGCCGCCGATAGCCTCGGGTGTTCCCTGACGGAAACGAATCTTTTCGGACTCGTAATATCCGCCCTCGGTTGTGTAGCGGGTATTTTCTCTGTTTACACCCGACTTAAACTGAATCTTTTTTAGCGGCATAGGTCCGCCTGTTTACTTGCGAGCCAACAGGTCCGTCTTGGCTGCGCTGCCTGCGCTGGAGCCGAAGTAGTAAGAAACCACTTGGTCTGCCTTTGCCGAGACGTAGCCGATGAGCGTGCCGATCATGCCCGCCGCGACGGGGTCCGTAATGCCGGTGACCTTGCCGAGCAGGACGCTGGCAACCATTGCCAGGAAGCCGCCGATGATTGTGGCAGCAAGGATGCGTGGAGTCCAGACATCTCCGGTCTTCACTTCGCGTTCGCGTGCGCTGTTTCGATCCCCGGCGTGAACCTTCTCAAGGTCAACACCCAGTTCCTTCATCTTGATCGTGAAGGCGTTCTCGGCTTCCTTGAGCTTGAGCAGCGCGTCTGCCCCACCCGAGGCGACAGCTACCGCCACCTCCTCTTCCGTGCCGTCAGGCTTGCCCAGAACCGCCGTGGAGATGGTCTGAACGGCTGCGCCAGCCAGCGGTCCGCCGAGCGCCGTGGCAAGGCCAGGAGCTACCGTCCTGACGAGGTTCTTCCAGTCTTCGCGGTTCCAGCCCATGCTTGCTCCTCAAGGTAACTCAAAATGTGGAGTGTCCAAGAACGGACGCCTGCCTTGCTTCCTGCGCTCATCGATGTAGCTGTTCATGGCAGACTGCATCGTGCCGTGCCACTTGCGGATGTCCTGCACCGTCCACGCACCGCCCCACTTGATGGGCGTGTTGAGTTCGATGGCCGCAGCCTTCATGGCGTCGGCGATGTCGTCGTACAAGTTGAGTTCCCAGGACGCTCGGGTGCCGACATAGGCCATCAGGTCCACCGCGTGGCCGGTCAGGTGGCGGGAGTTCATCGTCTGGCTGGCGCCCGAGTTCACGAGTTCTTGCTGACGGGCTTGCGTGCGAACGCCTTCGATGACGCCGAAGTCCACTTTGGTCAGTTCGATGGCGCGCTTAACCACCGCAACAAGTGCGGGTTGCACCCCAACGAGGTTGTCCAGGCTACGCTGGCTAAGCGCGAAGGTCATCTCAGCCTCTTAGTCCGTCAGACCGGCTTCGGTCGGGGCCATCGGCATGGGCACTTGCGGCATGGCTTGGGATTGGATCTCCTGCACCAGCGGGAAGACTTCCGCGTAGGGGCGCGTGCCGAGGTACTGGAGGATGCCGTTGATCAGGCCCAGGGTCAGTTCGATCTTGGTATCGTTCATGGTAGTCAGTTGATGAGAGTGAGAACACCCCAGGCGACAAAGCCCGGAGCAGCGGTTGCGGCGGCGTCCAAGAGGTCAGGCTCCCCCTCTCCCCGGTACATCTGCTGAACTTCGTAGAGCAGACCCACCACCGTCGTAGTGTAAGCAAGCGTCGGCCCCAAGCCAAACAGCGAATTGATCACCAACGCCACCCAGGCGCAGACGATGGCAAGAACGCCAAGGGCAACGTGCAGAATCTTGTCCTTGGGCATCACACGCTCCAGGGCAGCGGCGGCTGGATCACCGGGGGGTTCTTCTGCGTCTCGATCTGCTGCGCCACGTTCGCCTCAGTGGCCTCCTTGGGCACGCCAGAGGCCCAGCACCACGACAAGACTTGGTCTTGCGTCAGGTCAGCGTAGGGCGTGTAGGTGCCGTCAGCCTCGGGCGCTTGCGTAAACGAGCAGGTGCCGTACACCGTGCCCGAGAACCCGTCTTGGGTGTCCGTGCAGCGCCAGCCGCACTCCAGCACCCACTCCGGGGGAGTGGCCGAGGTCGGGGTGGTCTTGAGCCATTCGATCTGCCAGTTCATGGTGTTTCCTTTCAGGGGTTAGGGTCCAGCGTCACGCCATTGACCGCCGGAGTAGAAATACAGCTTGTTGTTGGTGGTATCGACCACGATGGGGGCCATGCCGGTGATTGCCGTGGGAGTTCCCGTAGGCGTTCCCGCGCAGGTCGGGACGTAGAGGAAACCGTTCGTTGCGTTGGTGGCAAGTGCTACGGAACCCCCGGCGACCACGTTGCCGGTAGAAGTAATGGTCATCCTTGGCGTTGTTGACCCAACAGCAAAATCCAAGCCGTTAGACGCGTTGATTCCAAGCCTTGCTCTCTCAGCAACAGCACCAGTATCCCAAAACTGTAGTTGGTTTCCTGTTGCGCCGGAATTCAATACCAACTGCCCCCCGCTCGTGATCCGGGCGCGTTCGGTCGGCGTGACATCTGTACCGTTTGCAACGGTCGCTGCTGAGTCGGCATAGAAAGTGATTGCGCCCGTACTGACGCCCAAGCCTATTGCCGTCTTGGCCCAAGAGGTTCCTACGCTGCTGGCGAAGCCCGATGCCGTCGCGCTGCGCTTGTAGCCGTTGGCAATTACCGTCGCCGCGCTAGACGCCTGCCGGAACACGTTGGCGTAGGAGGTGCCGCTGCCTTCGGGGAAGGTGAGGTTCAGCAGGTTGCTGACGCCGAGGCCAGCAGCCCCAGTGTCAGTCGTCCCCACCAGCAGATCACCCCCGCTCGTGATCCGGGCGCGTTCGGTGTTGTTGGTGAAGAACGCTAGGTTCTGCGCACCCGTCATTCCGATGGCAAGGGCATTACTCCCGGCATCTAAGTTGGTGCCCGTCAAGAAAGGGGAGTTGCTTGAAAGGGTAAGCGCCTGCGTGAAGGAAATCGCGTTGCCTGCGGTGCCGGAGGGGGCGGTGAACCAGCGGTGTTGACTTGTGTTCTGTTCATACCGCGTTGCCGTACCATTGCTGCGGTACAGCCACCCCGCGTTGTAATAGGCGTTCAGCGTGTAATCCGCGCCAGAGACAGACGAGATGGCAAGACCACCAATAACCTCAAATGCTGGCGTTGACCACGCTTGTGGCGTCACCCCCAAGCCGAGGTTGCCGGAGGCGTCGAGGGTCATCGTCGTTGCTGGCGACGACCCCGTCTTAAAGTTGATTTGCAACGCGAGCAAGTTTGTCGCCGTGTAAGCCGCAGTAGACCTGTTGTAGGTCTGCATAATGCCATTGGCGGGATCGAACTCAAACCCATTAGCTCCAGCGTTTGAAACAACAAGTTTGTTTAAAGGCGAACTCGTCCCAATCCCCAGCCCGGTGCTGGTGAGGCGCATTTGTTCGGCGGCACCAATCTGCCACTGCTGATACCCAGCCGCAGAGACATTGGAAATTAGGCTTGGCGCACCTGAGAATCCGCCCGTGATCTGAGCGTAGTTCGTACTGGCAGCATAGAAGGTAAGTTGTGACTGTGTGCCGCCACCCGTTCCGCTGTTATTGAGTCGAAGCAACTCAAGCACTGCGCCGCTTGATGCTGCTGTTGCCCCTAGTAGCGTCCCATCAAAAGTCAGCGCACTTCCCGTAGCCAGCGCCGAAGTCGAAGAGGCGTACACAACACCGTTCGCGGTGAAGCTCGTAAGTCCTGTACCACCGTTCGTCGTTGCCAGGGTGCCCGTCACGCCCGTAGACAGAGGAAGCCCCGTAGCGTTGGTCAGCGTCAGCGCAGAAGGCGTCCCGAGGTTCGGCGTCGTCAGCGTCGGACTCGTCGCCAGGACGTTGTTCCCCGTACCGGTGTTCGTCACCGACACCACTTCCTTGCTGCCGTTCAGGGCCAGCGCCGTCGAGGCGGTAAGGGCAGAGAGGGTGGTCGTGCCAGAGACAGTCAGGTTCGTGAACGTGCCCGGTCCACCCAGCGAACTGATCTTGACAAAGTCCGAGCCGTTCCACGCGCACACGGCAAACTCGCCAGCAGCAATCGATACGCCCGTCGTGGGGCCTGCGCCCCTGAGCGTGACCGCAAAGCCACCTGAGGTGGCGTTGATGACGATGTAAGCCTTGGACTGCGCCGGGACGGTAATATTCCTTGCTGCCGCTCGTGCGCCCGTGCAGTTCAGGATCAGATACTGCGACGATGTGGCCCCAAGCACCGCGTTGGTGGTCTTGGTCAGCGTGACATCCGCATCCGTCGAGAGCGTCTGCGTGCCCGCAATCGACGCGTCCAGATAGTTCGTGATGAAGTTGTTGACCGTGTCGCCCCAGGTGCCCTGGAGTTCACCCGTGACCGGCAGCGCGAGACCGAGAAGGTTGGTGTATGCGGTAGGCATTATTCAAACCTGATGAGTGCTGTGGTGGCAGTAGCCACGGGCAGGGTAACCACGAACGGGCCAGAGGCCGTCTTGTCGTCACCGAAGTCGATGACTGCGATGGACCTGTCGGCCTTGCTGGCGTTGTAAACCAGCGCCCCACGGCAGATGAAGGAAGCCCCCGACCACGTGGGATTGTTGAAGGTCAGGTACGCCGTGGTCCCGGAAAGCGCCAGCACTACCCCGGTCAGCGTCACTCCACCCGCAACATACCCAGCACCAACCACCTCGTTGGAGATCGTGTAAACCGTCGTGTTGGAGTCCAGCGTGGCGTTGCCCGTGTACAGGGCAAACTTCAGCGTGTCCGTATCAAGGTCGTGAATACCCTGCCAGGACTCCAGTTTGAACGATGAGGTCAGGCCCTGGAGAATCATTACACCACCTGCGTCTTAGGCTGACCGCTGCGATAGGAATCTTGCCGGTTTTTCCCGTCAAAAAGCATCTTGACAAGCGCAAGCGACTGCTGGAACTCTTTGTCGTACATCGCAATGATGTCGGGCTCCTGCTTCATAAACCTAGCCGTTTC